GGAACAGTGCCGGCCCGCTGCCTGATGGAGGAAGAGCCGACAGCCGGAGAGGCGACGGAATGTCCGGAATTCAGGGAAACGGACCGGACGGCGCCCCCCAGCACGCTTCGTGGGAGAACCCGGAGTGCAGGATACAGAATGGCGTTCGGGCCGGAGAGCGGGTTCCGGTTACGCGGGTAGTAATCTGCTACGCCGACGGAACATTCGAAAGTTACGCCCCGACAAGGCGATAAAATCGGGCAGCATGCCCCGAGGTATGGAATATCGTAATCTCAAAGGGTTTCGCCAAGTTCCGGAAACCCGGAATTACGGGTCAGAACGGGATATGGAAGCGGTATCCGGGAAAGAGTCGGCCGCGACAGAAATTCACGGAAAGGATCATCCGCAATAACAAACCGCCAATGGACCTTTGTCACATATGTCACATACGAGCACTCCGCGCGGAAGAATACGGCAGGCTTAAGGAGTTTCTCTACGAAGCGATCTTTCTGCCGGACGGCGCACAGCCCTTGCCTCGCGAAGTGACTGACGATCCGTCGCTGAGGATCTACTGGGAAGGGTTCGGCAGGGAGCCGGACGATCGGGCCCTGTGTGCCGAAGCAAAGGGGCAGATCATCGGTGCAATCTGGTGCCGGATGTTGCCCGAGGGGTTCGGGCATGCGGATCGGCGGACACCGGAGCTGGCTCTGGCGGTTCTTGCGGCTTACAGGGCGCAAGGGATCGGGAGTCGATTGATCGGGCAGATGCTCGAGGCGCTGCGGGATGCCGGATATGCGCAGGTCTCGCTGGCCGTGCAGCAGGCCAACCGGGCACATCGGCTCTATCGCCGGTTCGGATTCGAAGTCATCCGGGAGACTCCCGAAGAGTTCATCATGGTCAAATCGCTGCGGTAGAATCAACAACGCCGAGGAGGCACGCGCAGCAACCGGAGGCACTGCGCACCGGCCGGGGTGAATAATCAACAGCAAAACCGGCCCCGGTAGCAAACAACCCCACAACGACACGCAACCGTCCGGCTTTCCCGGGCCGTCATCCACAATCGGAAAAGAGATCGCGACAGGCGTTTGTCGAGAATCCGCCAGTTGCACGTGTCACACACAACCAAATAACAGCATAACAACTTAAAAACACAAGACTTCGCGGCAGCACGGAAGCCCAGAATGTGGGGACAAAAGTGAAATAATATTTTCTATACGTTAAGACACAATTACAAAAGTAAAAATTTACAAATGTCAAACCAACAAAGACATAAGAATGACAATACCAACATAGATGAAAAAGGCCCAAATCAAGACCTTAACAAAGCCAACCAAAAACGAGAAAAAAGTATGTATATCCTTATCCATGCCTCAAATATACAAAAAAAAAGCATAATTACAACTTACGGCGAGAAAATGTAGAGTAAGCCTGCTGAAGATCATACAAATAATGCTCAATATCGCGGCGAGTAGGCTTGAAATCCGACATATCAGGAGGATCTGCCTCAATATCATTCATCTTACGCCAATCAAGAATACACGAATAAGGGATCTGCACATCACCATCACCTGTAGTGACAGAGCGCTCACCTGTATTCGCCCAATAGTCCATCAAATAACGATAATAGTCAGAACTTTTGCCGATACCAGGACGCAGAGAATACAACTTGAAAGAAGGAGTGTCTACAAATAACTCTTTGGAATAACCAGCAATATATTTATGATGGTTGCGAGTAGGTTCTTTGGAATCAACGTTACCACGACGCCAGAAGAAAGAGATCCATCGAGAGAAATGCGCAGGACAAGAAAAATGCTTGACAGAGTTCAAAAAAAACAGAATATGATAATGGGATCGGCAGGTCTTCGGACCATATTCAGCCAAAGCGATGTAACGAAAAACCAAACCAGCCTTACGAAGACGCTTAAAAAAACATTGAAGAGTATATCGAGAAATATCCTCGAGATGCGGATCATCGTAAGTCAAGGTAGTAAAAAAAACCTGCGTAGAGACGGAAGCCTCACACAACTGACGGGTTACCCAATCATCAGCACGATGCTGCTGACAGTACAGGCATCGACCACAGGGGACATAGAAAGGAATATGACGTCCATTACAATAGCGGGTCATCCGAATTTTAAAAGGACAGGTATAAGGATGATCAGCATAAGAAGGACGGACGGAAGCATGGCGAAAGCCAGACTTCCGTAACACATCCTCATAGAGATCTGAAAAGCGACGTATCATTTTTTCGAGCGAGAAAAAACCTTACGGAGCAAAGAGCGGAATCGAGATCCACCGGTAAGAGATTCACGATCATCAAAAAGACGATCGACAAGTTCGGGACCACGATCAGGTAGATTATTGACAAACTTTTTACCAACATCAACCACAGAATCAACCGCAGAGGCGACAGCCTGACCAGGACGCATATCCAAAACATCAGTGCCAAGTTCATTGAGGAAATCAGCCAAAGACATAGAACGCTCGGGATTCTTGCCGTAACGTTCACGATACTGACGGCGCCACTGTTGTTCAGTTAAATTTTCACGACCAAGCCAATACTGAAGTTCATTCTGACGAACCTCATTCAGAAAACGATAACGGTTACGCTCATCCTCGGTAGCATTCCGAACAAAATTCGCACGCTTATCCTTCATATCGAGGTCGAAAGCCTCGGCAGAGCGATTAGCGGCAGATTCTTCCCAACCAAAACGAATATCACGCTTGCCAGCACGCCAACGATCATCATCAAGCGCCTCGACCTCACGAGCAAGTTCAACACGCTTTTTATTATTCTCAATCTCTTGCGCCTCGAGAGCATATCGACGCGATTTTGCCTCATCAGAATTTTTCTGCAACTGATTGACTGCGGTAGAAGCCTGAAGAATAGAATCACCGATACCGGCAATAGTCTGACCGGGATCAGAAATCGGAACATCCGGAGCAGAAGGAATAGACACACCTCCAGATCCCGAGGAAGCACCTCCGGATCCGGTAGCACCAAGAGCAGCCTCGGGCGCGAATCCACCGCGTTCAGCAGCCTCACGCTGACGCTGAAAATAGTTCATTTCATAATCATACTGATAATCTCGCTGATCCTCAAGATTCTGACGTTGCAGAGCATTCTGATAATCCATCAGTTCCTTCTGACTCGCAACCTGACGAGCCAAAGCCTTTTTGCCTTTAGCGGTCGTAGAAATAGAAGAAGTGGCAGCACCTGCAGCAGCAATAGCCGAAGCAATGGCACCAACAATAGCAGCAGTAGCAGACATAAGTATTTGTTTTATAGTTTAGTGTCACCTGTACCTCCTTACTTCAAGTTTTAAGAGGTACAGGCTTAAGCCGATCAACGATCGGCAAAATCAATACAGCATTGAACATCGGGCGAAGGAGAATCGACAACTTCGCCCGTAGAGGGGTCGTAGAGGGTCGCAAAGCGACGATCGGAAGCAAGACGTATCCTAACCTCGGAACGATTGCGAAACGCGGCCAAATAGGACAAAAATGCGTTTTGCAAAAACAACTCAAATTTTTCAGGAGGAACGGTAGCCATAACTACGTTCTTCTTGACCTTCGAATCAGGATGGCAAGCCAACATCGTCAAGAAAACAGGATTAGCCAATCCTGTAATATGCGTGAATCCATCAACGGCGCCGCGAGAAGGAAAAGGCACACTATCAAAATTCACCTCGCGATGGATACACCGCGCAACCGGATTATCCGTACGAAAAACAGCAGCACAAAGCGCCGATTCATACATACGGCAATCCTCATCCGAATAACCTCGACCTGAAGAAATATCCATCGAAAGGATTTCATTCATCCTCTTAAAATCTCGTCGTTTCATAATCAACAAACATTTGCGGCTGCGCCCGGCCGGCTGTCAAATCTGCCTCGAGGCATCTTTGACAGACTGGGCCGGATCACTCGCCGAAGAAAGAAGGATCCTTCGAAAAGGCGGTACTTTTCGAGCGGATCCGAAAAGTCAAATACGGCAAAAGCCGTCGAGGAGATCCCGATCAGATCCACCGTTACGCGTCACACGTCGCGCAGATCCGCGTCGCGCGTCACGCATCGAGAGGATCCAAAAGATCGAGAATCTTCGAACGATCGGCAGCATTAAGAATCGGAACCTGTTCCCGAAGGACTGCCCGAGGGTTCAGCCTTAGATCGGGCCTTCTCTTCCTCAATATTTGAAATAGTGCCATGGATGAAAGAGCGCGTTCGCGCTGAATCCGCAGAGAAAAGTTGCTCGGGACGTACTCCGAGACGATGAAGTGGCAGAGAAGCAGCACTTTGTTCCAACTCTCGATCCGACACTCCGACGAGGGAGTGTCCGGGGTCGAAATACTTCGATCGATCATCGACCGAGACAGGAACATCACCGCCATGCGCCAGAACCGATAGAAGCGCGGTATTCGTACGACAATGACCCTGCGAATCAGGAATACCACGCACGAAATGAGGAACGTCAGAAGAAAAAGTATCTTCCGGAAAAATGCGACGACCATACTCATCGCGAACGACACGAAATTTTGCATTGTTGTCCATAATTGTTCAAAAGGTTTGAGAAAAGGGCCATGCCAGGGCGCCCTGGCATGACCTAAATTGTCCAAAACGTCACCAAACGTAAGGACGAGAAGTAACAGGAAGGGGAAGCGCGCAACGGAAAGACTGATGAACGCGAGCAAAGAAGTGATCAACTTCACGATCAGTAACAACCCAGGGCGAATAATCGACACGATCCATAAGGAACGAACCTTCACCAACACCGATAGTCGCCTGACCATCACCTGTATACTTCATGCGATCGACGGGCATAGAAACATACCAACCTTTACGGGTAGTGCGCATCTCACCAACGACACGATCAAGACAAGTGCGGTACTCCTGATAACGATCCTTATATCCCCAGATGGAATCTTCGACAGCGACCGAAGAGAGTTCAGAAAGGCCCTTCGGAGTACACTGAAGTTCCTGAAGAAGGACAGGCGCATCTGACATATCAGCAAGTTGCGGAATCAGCATCTCACCAAGATTGCGGATCCGCCACTGGGGACCAACACCAGAAGGATAATACGCCTTCGGACGAATCCACAGCATAGGCATGTAAATGCCGGCCTTCGTAACACGACGAGTAAACGAATTTCCACCATTGAGGTAGGAAGAAACGTTACCGGCAAGAGTACCAAGCGGATCAGCCTGCGTAGAAGCATCAGGAGAAGTCTGATTTACGACAGTAGAAACCTGTAACGGCGAAGATCCGCCGGCAAGGAACACAGGATACTCCGAAAGATCCTCACCGGGATCGACATTGTAGATCACACGGACGAAATCATTATAGGAGTATCCTCCACGATCGAGCATATCGCCGATCTTCTGGAGAAGCATAGCATCAAGAAGTTCATGAATCGTACCCTTATAATCACCTGCATCAGGCGTAGGGATACGAACATCAGGACCGCCGGCAGAGGGACGAGTAGTAGTGAGATAGTCCGGAAGATAGTTGAGATAATCCAACGCCAAAATCCAACGCTTATCACGAAAATCACCAGCGCCAACAGGAACAGGGATAGAATAATAAACGTTAGCAGTCGAAGTGAGAACCTCCGTAATCGCCTTACGAGTTCGCTCGACGTCCTGAATACGAGAATTTCGGAAGAAACGATCGACTATCATATGATAGGCAATAAACGGATAAAGAGGGATCTCAACCGTCAAAGACTCATCAAGCTTCTCAATCGAACCATCGGCCGGATCCAAGCCGAGACCAAGATGATCAGCGAGAGATCCGGGCCCAAAATACTTATAGATAAGATCCGCAGACCAAGCCGTAAGTTCCATTACAGGAAGTTCGACAGTAAGGCCCCAAGGGCCTCCTTTAGCCTGTTGGCAACGAATCCGATAGAACGCATCCATCGCATCATAACTCACGAAGTAATGACCAACGGAGATATCACAATCAAGGAAAGATGGATCCGCGAGCGGAGAGGAACGACAGAAGATATCGAGATCATTCTCGATAGTACCACCAATCGGAATATCAAAATATCCCAACGGATAAGCGATTCCCATATTATAGGAACCGATCACACTATGACCACGATCGAAACGATTGTAGCCAAAGTCTTGCATCGAATTGAATTGTGCTTGATTCATCAGAGATCGAATTTCTGATAATTTTTTGTACGAGACTTCGATTCAATCAGAACAGTGTCACAATGAACACCATGAGAGCGAGTGTAGGTAGCAGCAGCACACGAGGTAGCAAAATAGGCAGCCAAAGCAGCCACGATAGCGGAAACGAGCGTCCAAAACTTTTTGGACTGAAGAATCTGTTTGATTTTTTCCAT